GGATACGTTTGATGTTCAAAACATTTAATCATAAATGGAATAAAAGGTCTTCTATTAAATGTTGGAGTACATAAACTAACAAAAGGAAGAAGAAAATTGGTATTTTGTTGTGTCATAATTTAAATTATAAATAATATTTAAATTATAAATAATATTTATGTTTAACTCCATCTAATATCATATTTTTTTGAATTATTAGTCAATTTGATATTTTTTACTTTGTTACCTCCTTTTAATGTTGGTATTTCAGGGTTATCCGTTTTGGGTATTCTAAATGTGCCTTGGGTTCTAATTGTATCTAATTTGTTATCATTAATTGGAATACTTTTACAAATTTCTACTAAATGTTTATTAGAAAATGAAACATTTGCTTGTATAATTTCATTTATGTGTTTAACTGATATAAATCCATTACCATCCGGTTGAGGATTTGTATATAATTTCATAAAATACGCAAAAACAACCGCAACTATAATGCCAATAATAGAATTAGTCCCCAAATATTTAATCCCATTTGAAAATAAACTTAATGTAATCAAAATAAATAAGAAAAACTTTTTATATACAAATGTGTTTTGTAAAAAGTTAAAAACGTTATAATCAACATTATTATTTGTATTTTTAATTTTATATTTAGCAAATAGTGGAGCAATTAATCCATAAATAGTAAAAAATATTGGCGTAATAAATGCGGACAATGCTCCAATAGGTAACCAAATAAAGAAAAATAATAAAAGTTTCATAAAACGTAAGAAAGTGATTTGTTCAACTGATTCCCATTTGTTAGTTTTATCATCTATATCTCTAAATAATTGTGGTATATTTATAATATGGTAAAAAATACTGATACAAACATTAAAAAAATATAATGCAGTCCATATAAATATTCCAAACACGCCATAAAGCAACATAATAACAGATTCTGGAAGATGACTTAAGTAATAAAAAATGGTATTAATAGCGAGAAAATTTTTAGCAACTAAATTATCATAAACAATTGAAAAAAATAATGACGGGTTTGCTAATAATCCAGAATTTGGGTCGGCAGATTTTTTTAAATAACATAACAAATTCTCATTAAAACTATCTAAATATTCTTGAGAATTAAATGTAGATTTTTGTAATGATATGTTGTCATTTTTAGAAAAAAATAAAGGTTTCATAATGTTTATATTAATTTCAATATCTTTAACTACGCGATCCTTAATAGTATAAGGTGCTAATTCAATATTATCAGGTAAAATATTAGATTGAGCAATCTTGGTAGTATATAATCCAAGTCCTCCAATAATAAAAACGGATATTCCTATAGTAAAAACAATACTAGATATATAATTTTTAATAAAACCTTTAAAATCAGGAGTAGTTGAATTACCAGTTTCTTCTTTTTTTTTTTCATCAATAGCGTTTGTATTTTCAGTTTGTGACATTATAGTTATAATAAATATATATTAAATTCTGGTAATTTATATAAATAAGATAAATAAGATAAATAAGATAAATAATATAAATAATATAAATAGAATTTATAAATAATTTAAATGGAAGATAGAGAAGATATTCCTTTAAAAGAAGAAAGAGAATTAGATTTTAACGATGTTCTTATTTTACCACAACCAAGTAGTTTATCATCTAGAAGTAATGTAAATTTAGAAAGAACAATAAAATTTGTAAATGAAAATGGCAATAACGAAAAATATTGGACAGGAATTCCTATTATTGCGTCTAATATGGATACAACAGGAACTTTTGATGTATATAATGTTTTAAGAAAATATAAAATGTTAACCGCTTTAAATAAATTTTATACAATTCAAGATTATATGAATGCTGTAAATTCGGGTATTAAATTAGATCCAGAATATTTTATGGTAACAACCGGAATTACAGAAGAAAATTTTCAAAATTTAAAAGAAATCGTATCGTACACAAATTGTAAATGGATTTGCATTGATGTAGCAAATGGTTATATGGATTGTTTTGTTGATTTTTGTATAAAAATTAGAAATTTATACCCGGATAAAATAATTGTAGCGGGTAATGTAATAACATCAGAAATGTTATATATTTTAGTTGTAAAAGCAGGTGTAGATGTAGTTAAAGTTGGTATAGGTTCAGGAAGTGCTTGTTTAACAAGATTACAAACTGGTGTAGGAAGACCTCAATTAAAAGCAGTAAACGAGTGTTCTGAAATGTGTAAATCATTAAAAGATGTAGGTTATACATCATATGTAATATCGGATGGAGGAATAAAATATCCAGGTGATATGGCAAAGGCATTTGGTGGAGGCGCTGATTTTGTTATGGCAGGAGGGATATTTTCAGGACATGATGAAAATATAGGTGAAATAATTGAAGAAAATGGAAACCCTTTTAAAATGTATTATGGTATGAGTTCAAAACATGCTATGGAAAAATATTTTGGTAAAATGGAAAGTTATAGGTCTTCTGAAGGCGCTGTTGTAAAAATTCCATATAAAGGTCCAATAGAAAACACAATTCAAAATGTGTTGGGAGGTTTAAGAAGCACTTGTACCTATATTGGAGCAAAAAATATCGAAGAAATGTATTTTAAAACCTATTTTATAGCTGTGTAAAAAATAAAATCTAAATTGTATATATGAAATTTAATTTTAAATATACAATAATTTATGTCTTATTATGTTTATTTTTATTGGTATTTGTATTAATAAAATATGGTAAAATAGAAAATTTTGATAATAGAAAACATCCCATAGGGTATCCAAAAAATGCATTAATTAATTATAAAGATATAAATTCGCCGTTATATAGTCATAATGTAAATTTGCCAATAAATGACCCGATTAGTTGTACAAATTTTTGTGGTCCAAACTCTCAATGTTTAATAACAAGAGAACAATGTACTTCTGATGTAGATTGTAAAGGTTGTACTAGAATACATCCCTTAGGGTATTATACTAATACTCAAATGAGTGCCTATCCAGGTTCAAAAAAATCGCAAATAAAAAGACCTTATGAAGGTGTAGATTTATGGGAAGACTCTTTTAATAAAGGTTTAGAATTATATAATAAAAAAAGAGATACATTAGATAAATATTCAAATGATATAACAGGAATTAATTCTTCGCCATATGAAGTAAAATATCCAATGACAATCTCAGCAACAGGTTTATTTTATGAAACAACTCCTCCAGCATCAAATAAATAAATAAATAAATAAATGTTATGTGGCATACATTAATCCCACATTTCCACCAATAAAGTTAACAACATTTAGTCTTTCTTCAAATAAATATAAATCAAAGTTATAATCATAAATTCGCCAAGTAGGTTTATTAATGCCAATAATAGTTCCGGTTTCAGGATCGCAAATAGTTAAAGTTTGAGCTAATGGGTCTAATGGAGGAATGATTGTAGTAAATTCGAGTTCAATTTGATTAAATCTGCTCATATTTATTGCTCCTGATGGTTGTAGATCAGAATTATTTGAATGAATGCTAAAATTATAACAATATAATCCTGAAGGAGCACTACCGGTAGTTCTAGTATATTTTTCAATATAATTAAATACTCCTGCAGGTTGTATATTTTCTCTATATGACCCATCTAACAAAATTCCCATAGCAATTAATATATCTTTATCATTTTGAGGATTATATGTTTGATTAATAAGAATTCCAGTTAATTTGCCATCAGGATTAACTCCTGGTCCTATATCAACGGGTGTTAATACCGAATTAATATTTCTATAAATTGTATAAGTTCCTAAAGTAGGCGCTTGTATAACATTTACTGGTAAATAATTATATGGCCAATTAGTATAATTAGACCATTCATTTCTTAAATTAGCGTCACTCCGTTGAAAATAAAAAATCCAATTAGAAATCATACCGATGGAATCTAAATCAATCTTATTTGGTCCTGTAACATTAGGAAATTTTTTTTCGTGTACTTGTTTTATTAAATATGTTTGCTCTTGCAACGCAAATAATTTTTGTTCTTCGTTTGATAAAAAACTATAAGTGCAATTTAAATGAATATCCGCATTCCATAATGTTCTTTGATCAGAATAAGAATTAATATCAATAGATACATCTGGTGGTGGTTGTAAAAACCGATAAAATTGCATATACCATAAATTAAAATTAGGAGCAACATATGGATAATTATTAGTGGCGTCAAATACATCGCGAATTACAAAAAGTTGATTAATTGGTTTTAATGTAATATTTATATGTAATTCATTGTATTGCAATGATGTTAATGGAAATGCCATTTGAGTTTTTAACCCAAACCAATTGTTTAAAGGTATATATAAAATTCTGCCTCGAATAGATGGTTCAGGTCCTGTAAAATCTCCAGTATTATATGCATTTGGATAAGAGTTAACCCGAGAATTAGCGTTAGCTGGATCATTTAATTCAGGTACCTGTCCAATCATATTATTAAATAAATTAAGTTTAATAGCATTATAATCACGTTGAACAGATGCTAATAAATAATCTCCAGAATATTCTTGTAATGTATAATTTCCACATGTAATACTTATTTTGGATATAATTTTGGCTCCAATATTGTCAATCCATTTAAATTCATATGGCGCCCATTGTTCAATATTTCCTAGACCTTGAGAAGTAGATTGTAATGTTATTTGTTGTGGTGGTAATAATGGGCTCCAAATATTAGGTAATGCTATGGATAAATAACAATCCATTAATAAATCAGCATAACGTTTAACTTTAAATGTAAATGTAGACTCTTCTGAAAGTCGTAAAGTTTTTGAGCCTTCATAATCTAATCTAAATTTTTGAAGCCCGAAATTAGTATATTGATGAAATACCGATTTAAAAAAACTTTTAGTAGGGTTTCCATTTAGAACAATATTTTGTTGTCCTTGAGATACAAGTTGCATTAATCCTCCTGGCATATATTATAATATAAAAATATATTTAATTCTTTATTTATAATAATAAAATTATTTATTGTATTGTACAATAAATGAAATAAATTTTTTAGTAGGGTACAAATCAATAACATCATATGCATTCCACCCGCGATTTATAAAATATGTTTTAAGTTCATGTATAACTTTAAAATAATTTGAAAAATGCATTTTATAATATAAATATTATTATATTTATATTTTATTTATACATAATATAATATAATATGGAAAATCCAAATAATATTTATGAAGAAAAAACAAAAGAAGTAATAAATAACACGATAAACTCAATAAAAAATTTAAAAGAATCAACTGCGATAGTTTTAATTACTACAATTACACTTGTTATTATTTTTATTGCAGTTATTGTATATTTTTATTATAGTGGGTTAAGAAGTAAAAATTGTTCTTTGATGGATTCTATTTATGGTAGTGTAAATGGAAAAATTAGATCTATTGATAATTCAGAACAATTTAATTACACATTTAAAGATTATTATATTAAGACAGCATATAATTGTTGTAGTGGAGGGAATTATAGAAATAATTATGTAGATTTATGTATTTTAAAAGATTTATTAAAACAAGGAGTAAGAGGTCTTGATTTTGAAATTTATTCAATTAATAATAACCCAGTTATATCTACTTCTACAAGTGATAGTTATTATATTAAAGAAACCTTTAATTATATTAATTTTGTGGATGCAATGAATGTAATTCGTGATTATGCTTTTTCAACGGCAAATTCGCCTAACTCATTAGATCCAATTATTATACACCTTCGTATTAAAAGCGCAAATC